ATGGGCCGGTTGGTCATCGCCAACGGTCAGCGCCGGCTCCTGTTCTCCCCGACCGATGCCGCCTTCGGGAAGAACCCCGGCCAACTTCCGCCGCTGGACGTTCCGAATTTCTCCGACCCGGCGTTTGATACGTTCCTGGCATCGGTCATTGCGCAGATCAAGGAGCGCCTGAACGCCCTCACCGAGGAACAGCGTGAGGCCGTCGCGGAGCAGAAGTGGTTCCGCGAGACGCTGGAACACGTCAGCGACGCCGACGGCATCAATTCGCTTCTGGATCGCGCCACGGCGGGCGGAACCGTCTGCAAGGCCATGCTTCACAAGCGCGCGACAGAACTTGGATTGGCGTTCGACAAGAGCGCCGGCGAGTATGCCGCACAGCATCAGGAAGCCGCGTGATGCTCGCCCGTGTCTCGAACATAGAGGCTTACCGCCAGTGGGTGAATTGGACGCCGCTATTTGACGGGCAGGAAGAACCGACCGTCGAAGACCTCGTCCGATTCATCACGGTTGATGAGCCTTCAGAGGCGATGAAGGCCGGTACGGCTTTCCACGCTGCGCTTGAATTGGCGCAGGACGGCGAACACGACACGTTCGAGGCGAACGGCTACCGCTTCATCCTTCCAGATGCCGAACTATCCCTGCCATCAATCCGCGAAATGCGCGCCTATCGAAAGTATGGCGGGCTGACAGTTACCGGGCAGGTTGATGCGGTCGAAGGCAAGCTTGTGGTTGACCACAAGACGACAGGTCGGTTCGACCCGGAGCGGTATCTGGATGGCTGCCAGTGGAAATTCTACCTCGACCTTTTCGGTGCCGATGAATTCCGCTGGAACATCTTTGTCATCAAGGAGGTCGAGCCGCAGGTCTATCGCGTCTCCCCGCCGCAAACCCTGACCGCATATCGATATCCCGGCTTGCACGACTACTGCGCCAACCTGGCCGCGCAGTACCTCGACTTCGCGTGCGAGCACATCCCATCGCGAAAGGAAGCTGCCTGATGGCCGGCTCAGTCAACAAAGTCATTCTCGTCGGGAACCTTGGTGCTGACCCGGAAGTCCGCCGCATGTCGAGCGGCGATCCAGTCGTCAATCTCCGCATCGCCACGTCGGAAACCTGGCGCGACAAGAACAGCGGCGAGCGCAAGGAAAAGACGGAATGGCACCAGGTCGTCATCTTCAACGACCAACTCGCCAAGGTTGCTGAGCAGTACCTGAAGAAGGGCGCCAAGGTCTACCTGGAAGGATCGATCCAAACCCGCAAGTGGCAGGATCAGAGCGGCAACGACCGCTACAGCACTGAAATCGTCCTCCAGAAATTCCGTGGCGAGTTGCAGATGCTGGATGCGCCCGATGGCGGGTCCAAGCTTCAGAGCCAGCCCAGCCGTGATGTCAGCCAGGACCGTGACGATCCGCGAACAGGCGGCGGGTATGCGCGCGATCTGGATGACGAGATCCCCTTCGCGCCTGAGTGGAGGTGACGATGACCGATAATCTCACAAGGCTTCAATTCTGGATGGTCTGGCACGAGGAAGGCGGCAAGCCGACCTATCGCCACTGGTCCAAGCAATCCGCACTGGATGAGGCAACCCGCCTCGCGAAGCTCACGCCGGGAGAAGTGTTCTTCGTTCTCAAGGCGACTGCCGGTCTCAAGGCAAACGAGCCTGACGTCCAGCGCGTGAAGTTCGAAATCGATCCTATTCCGTTCTGAGTGCTGACCGATGGCGAGCCGCATCATCGAAACCCCGTCCGACCTCAAGATGCTGATCCGGTTCCTTGAGAACCACGATCTGCCGATGACGGTCAGCATTTCGGCAGGCGGCAAGCGCACGGTCAAGCAGAACCGTCTCAACCGCCAGTGGATGCAGGAAATTGCCGAGCAGATGGGCGACAGCACCGCCGAGGAATGGCGCGGCTACTGCAAGCTCACCATCGGCGTCCCGATCCTGCGCAGCCAGAATGACGAGTTCTGCCAGCGCTACGATCAGGTGATCCGGCCCCTGCCCTACGAGGTCAAGCTGGCGATGATGCAGGAGCCTTTGGACTTCCCGATCACGCGCCTGATGACCGTTCGTCAGCAGACCGAATACCTGGATGGCGTCCATCGCCATTTCTCATCGAAGGGCATCGTCCTGACAGATCCGGGCGACCTTCTCCATCAAGCCCGTGAAAGGGATTTGGCAGCATGACCTTCCGCGCCCACATGTCAGTCATCCGCCGCTGGTGGAAGCTTCTCCATCCCGACAGGACGCTTCATGCCATCCCCGGATATGCCGAGGCGGCAAGGCTTGAGCGTGACGCCCGCAAGCGTGGCTGCACGCAGCAGGTAGGCCGTGCCCTTAAGCAGAAGCGTTCCGCGCTCCACGATAGCTTGAGAGGTGCGCGGTGATGGTCGAGGTCCGTCGCGTTGAAAGCCTGTTTGCTGGCGCTTACCAGAATGCGGCAGGCAATTACCGCATAAGCAAGAGCCTGCACCCTCATCCGGCAGACGGCATGACCGTAACCGTGTCCATGGGCGATGGTGCATATTCTACCATCATCAACCCTCAGTCGTTCGAGAACGGCGGGCCGGAATGGGTAATGCGCTACGGCAACCCCGAGAGCATTCGCTACACGGTAGCCAGCCTGCTTGAGACGTTCGACTACCTTCTGTCGGATAACATCAACATGAAGGAGGCGACAGACCGCCTGCGCATGTTGCGTGCCGTCCGTCGCGATCTGGCGAGGTCAAACTGATGGCCCGTCGCCGCTTCACCGACAAAGACCGGGCGCGCATCTTCGCTGCGAACAATGGCACCTGCCATCTGTGCAACCAGAAGATCGACGGCGTCCGTGAGGCTTGGGAAATCGAGCACGTCATCGCGTGGGAACTGACCCGCGACGACAGCGACGACAACCTGCGTCCGGCTCACGTCTCCTGCCACAAGATCAAAACCCATCAGGAAGACCGGCCGGCGATCAATCAGGCTAAGCGCCGCGAGGCTAAGCACAACGGCGTCAAGCGTCCGTCTAGCTCGCTCAAAGCCCCTCCCAAAGCGCCGAAGGTCTCCACGAAGACCCCGCTTGCTCCCCGCCCCATGTACCGAGAGGTGACGCAATGAGAGACGAAGAAGACCGCGTGCAGGCTGTCGCAGAGGCTATCCTTGCCCTGACGTACTCTGAAATCATGGATATCGCCACTCGTTTGCGGGACATGAACGACGATAACCCGCGAGGACTGGGCTTGCCCTCTGAATGGGCAGAACTTCTCGCCTCTTGGGCAGAGGGAGAAATTAGCGATGAGTGACGACCTCAACACCCTCATCACCGCCATCTTCGGCTCCGACAACTACGACCATACGCTTCCTGTCTCGTATTTCGTGGAGATGCTGGCGGCGGAACGGCGGCGGAAGGATGAGGCTATAGCCAAGCTTGGTGCGTTTGCCTTCTGGTTCTCACGGTTTCCTGAGTTCAACCCGCATCCCGACAGGCTCGACATGGTTGTTGCTGACCGTGAAGCCGCAATCGCTTTCATTCCCGCCCGCCAGCCGGAGCCACGCACATGAGCCCGAAGCAGAAGTACGACGAGCGCAAGCGCCTGCGCCTAGAAAACGATCTGCGCGCCGAGCAGCGCCGCAAAGACAAGTTCGACCGCGAAGACGAGATGGAACAGCGCTTCACTCGCATCCTCGTGGCCTTGGAGCGCATCGCGGACGTGATGGAGCTTTGGGCTGACCAGCAGGTGGAGCCACGCTCATGACCCGCCATGAAGCCGAGGCACTGGAGATTGCAAACGCGGTTGTGCGCAGCGAGACAGAGCGCCATCCGTTCCCTTATCCGGGCGCGCCGGGAATGCGCGTTCGCGAAACGGTCTATGTTCCAAAAGACGAACTGATCGTGCTCGCCACCGCCCTCGCCTCTCAGTCTTCCCAGCTATCCGCACTCTCCGATGAACTGGAGAAGGTGAAGGCTGCACTCGAAATCCAGATTGAGGCCACAGCCTTCGCGGATGAAAACCGCACATTCCAGATCGATCGAGCCGAGCGTGCCGAAGCCGCCCTCTCATCCCTCCGTGCCCGAGTGCGGGAGGTGGTGGGGCCGTTCGCTGCCTTTATCGCCGCTGTAGAGGACAACCCGAGCGTAGAATGGGGAGACGATGCAGCAATCACCGAATGCGTAACAGGCAGGCGCGTTACCGGAGCAGACCTCCGCGCCGCCCGTCAGCTCGTAGAAGATATGGGGGAGTGAGGGATGGCACAAGCATTCTGCATCATCACTTCAATCGTATTCTGGCTTGTGATCCTTGCGCCAAATGCTGTCGTCGTAGGCGCGGCTGGGCGCATGTACGGCAGTGCCGAGGATGCTTTTTGGCGCGGCTACGCGCAAACCTATCAGGAGCCCTCCCATGACCAATGAACAACTGGTCACCGACGAGATGGTGGAGCAGATCGGAGCCGCAGCCTTTGGACGACATGAGCGTGGCTTTGTCATGTGGCCGCTCGTAACCGAAAACAAGGTCAAAGCTCGTATCCGGTCTACCCTTGAAGCCGCAGCCCTGCGCCCCATGCAGGCAGAGCCGGTGGCGAAGTGCGTTGGTATCATCGCCCATGTGGACCATGGGAAGACATCGCTTGCGGCGACAGTAGCACGTTTCGCCACCCCACCCGCCCCGGCATCGGTGCCAGTGGTGAAGGGGCTGGATTGGAAGCCGGGAGGTGGCGACGGCGTGATGAGCATTCGCGCCGACGCGATTGGACTTAGGTACTACATTTTCAGAAGCAGTGATGACGGCTTGTGGCACGCGTACACCGAAGGCTTTCATCATGAAAACTTTGGCTGCCATCAAACTATTGAGGCAGCCAAGGAAGCTGTTCGCATCGGCCACGAGCGCCGCATCCTCTCCGCCCTGTCTGACGCCCCTGCAAGGGAGGGGTGGAAGCTGGTGCCGAAGGAGGCGACGGAAGTGATGATCGACGCTGGTGTTGCAGCAGAATGGGGCGGAACACTCGGGTCACGAGTAGCCAACTGTTACCGCGCCATGCTCGCCGCCTCTCCTACCGGGGAGGATGCGTGATGAAGCTGGCCGAACGCATCGCACGATGGCTTTGCCCTGAAATGGCCCGGGAAGCCGATAGGTACTTCTATCTTCGCGTTGTCGTGCTGGAGGAAGCCAAGAACTGGCTCTACGGGCACTGTCCCGAAGGAAGCCTTGTCGCTCAATGGGCTATAGAGCGCGACACCGATCACTGGCGGGAACTTGGTCACGCTGCCACCGGACGGTTGCCAGACGACATAGCTGCCTTCCGCGATCATCTTAAACGTCTAGCCCTGATTGCGGAAGGAGAGAGGCAGATGCGGCCCGCAGCACTCAACCCGAACACTGCCTCTCCTACCGGGGGTGGAGCGGGAGAATGACGGTCGAACTGAAGCCGTGCCCGTTTTGCGGGGGTACAAATCTCAAAAGCGGCGGCGATGATAAGATCGTGGGGACGTGGTGCCTTACCTGCGAGGCTGCCGGCCCAAACCAATACAACAAATACAACT